GTGCAAAAGGGTGTGGAGGAGGTAAACGATAACTTAGCAAACGAAGAAGCAGCGGAGGAACAACAAGCCGAGGATGACGGAGCAGACGCCGAGGCGGCCAATGAAGAAGCTGATGCTTTTGCCGAATTGCGCACACCAGTTGACATGGCTCTTGCATTGTACTCTACCCACATTCGTCTCGCACAAACGCATTCAGATGCTCGTAGAAGAGTAACGCACTCAAAATTAGCAGTTCGTAGAGCAAAAAGATTGCAAAAAATGGGATACAAACTTCCAACGTTGGATGACATGGCTTTGGTTTCGCCACCTGGTAAAAAAATGTATGTGTCCAATGCTGGAATACCTATTATGCCAATTACTACAACGTGTGGAGGAGCTTTTGCGGGTTCAGGGATAGATTATGCTAATTTATCTGGAGTCCATTTAGAAGAAGTTACATGCCCTGCACGATGCAACTCTCAAGGGGGTCCATGCTGTAATAGCAACACGGTGTATGATATGTGTTGGAGAAGTCCTGATTTTGGAACAGCAGTGGGATGCAAACGTTAAGTTCTTAATTTTTTGAAAAATTAAGATATACATCATTTAATCATCTTTATTTTCAGAATCAATAACAATATCTATCGGAGCTGTTAATAAACTAGGAGTACTGTGTCTTCGCAAACTGCCAATTTCAACTTCCGAAGAAGAGGAAGATGGTCTTTGAATAGAATTCATAAACATTTGTAGATTATCAGCAACATGACTCACTTGTATTTGAGTTTTTTGTTCCTTTTCTATCATTGCCTTTGCAGCTCCTTCTATAGCTTCTTTACGCTGTTTTTCTATTCTATTGACCTCTTCGTGATCTGTATAAACCTCCACCTTTGATAAATCAATAATATCAGGCATCGTAATATTTTTCTTTCTAAACTTACCAGAGAATGTTCTAAGATGTTTGAGTGATATATCAGGCGCTCTTTCCATCAATATCTCCATTTCATCCCGACAATTTTGAATAAAATCACGTCCATTAACACTTCTTTCTCGAATTGGCAAAGACAATTCAACTTTAATTTTACGTGCAAGTTTTCCGAAATCGTTAGCGGAAGCTCTATGTGCTTCAAGCATTTCGGGTATTTTCATAAATTGAGCTATAGTAGTTATCATACCAGCCACTAAATTAATACCACCAGTAGCAAGCGATACATATTCTCTCCACGCCTCTGGGAAACTTCCCGTGGCGAAATTTGCTGTTCCGGCTAATGTACTTAAAATAATTACCGGTAAACTAAACTTTACGTGTAAAGAACTAAAATTTTTATAGGATCTGTCATGCAGATATCTGTAACTCATTGCTTGTTCTGACCACTGCTTGAGAATGAGTTCTTGCTGTGCGTGCCATACAACGGGCACTGATTTTTCATCGTCCATTTCTTTAAGCCTATATTAAATTCTTGACGGTATTTTTGTCAAATAATGCCACAACACAAATTCCATTTTTTCTTCGTAATACTTTTTTCTATCCAAATTGGAGGTGATATCTCTACATTTTTCAAGAATTCTCATTCTTTCAACTAATTTCAAATCTTTCAAAACTCCGTGATAGTATAAAAATAACAAAAATTTTTTATAATGTATGTTCATTTGTAGATATGTTTTTGACTTTTAAACTTTAACAAAATGGTTGATTTAAATACATTAAGCAACAATAGGCGTTGGAGAAACGAAATATCCGGATTTTTATCGTCTAGGGATTTAGGAGAGCATAAAAAAACTCTTCCAAAAGATTTTATCTTAGTTTACGCAGCTGACAACTCACTAAGAGTTGTTGCATTGAATGGTAATAAAATGTCAAAAGTCATTACGATAACTATACCCAAAGAATACCCATTTAAACCCCCTGAAGTAATGATAGGGCAAAAATCATATGCATCTCTTTTATGTGGAGTTAATTTGAAAGGAAAAGCAAAAAAATTAAATGCAAAGTGTGCTTGCTGTGCAAGTATTCTTTGTCGTCAAAACTGGGCTCCTATTTTCAACATACATAAAGTGTTAACTGAAATTTCAGAAAACTGGGAAAAAGTGACCCAACATGCTCTTATGGTTTTGATAGCAAAAGTTTGTTGGGAAAAAATTGGGACAATTGTCCCAATTTACAAATATCTACTAGATCCAAAATTTTACAGTTTGTATTACAAATTTCAAGATCTTCTCAGAAATAAATGAGCTTCGACTATTTGTTTAAATTTATCGTAATAGGTGATGCTCGTGTTGGCAAAACCTCTTATTGTTTACGATTAACGCATGATCAATTCGTTCACGAAGAATGTAATACTATAGGGGTGGAATTTTCTACCTCGGTTTTTAATATTGGTGGCAACATAATTAAATGTCAATTCTGGGACACTGCTGGTTGCGAAAGATTCAGAGCGATAACAAGAAGTTATTACAGAGGTGTGACAGCAGCTATAATGGTGTTTGATTTATCAAATACTGAAAGTTTTAAATCCTTAGAAAAATGGAAAAAAGAATTACTTAATAACGCGGAGGATGATCTTCACGTATTGTTAGTTGGGACAAAAACAGATAAAAAACCAAAGGTTAAAATGGAAGATATTTTAAAATTTGTTGAAAGTAACAATTATGAATATACGGAAGTAAGTTCGAGAACAGGATCAAATGTGAAACAAAGTTTTTTATTTTTCTTGGAACATTTAATCCTTAATCTTTCGAACTTGGAATATTGGAAGAGTAAGCCAATTGTTTCTCGCACTTCTTCGGAAATTTCAAATGATTGTTGTCAAATACTATGATTTAGAAATAAAAAATTTACATTCAATAAATGGTTAGTAGATTAATAGGACCCATGTATCCAAAAACTTCTTGTGAGTGCTCTGAATGCCCATCTATTCCACGAAATCAAAAATGGCCTGGCGCTGAAAAAACCTACGATTTACGAACAAACAACTTAGGACTGCGCCATTGTAATGATCTGGAAAAAATAGGTCAATGTATAAATGTTAGCCAAGTTGGTAGGGACACGGAACCACAGCAATGGACTGGTGAGAAAATGAAGATTTTAAATCCAAATTTTGGCTTGCAAGTTCAACCAGGATTTTTCCACCCACCCGACGCGGCTTGTGGGGATTGTCCCAAAAAAGATTGTGTTGTGACAGCTTTTGACCCTAGATTAATATCAGCTCCACGAGGAGGATTTTCACAGCAACTAGATCGTCCTCCTTATTCCGGAGAAGTTCGTCTCAAGCATATTTATGATAAAGATCTGGATCATTATGGTCAAGGTTATAAGAATTATCAGGATATTCACGCTGGACAAATCATGTATTATATTGATCCGGATCTCGAGCCCACCTATAATCTTCCAGCTTTTACAATACGAAGTAAAGTAGACGCAGAAGTTTATCAAACCCCAATGGGTGGTCTGTGGCCGCAGTATCATAAAAGACCTTTGACAAAAGATTCAAGATATTTGTCCCCGCAAGAGTTTACCAGAATGACTGTGTCTCATAGAGAAGATATTATGAGTAAACAATATGCAAGATACGCGAGAGAAAAGTTTCCCGTCTAATTTTGTTTTATATGATTTTTCATATAAAAACTAATTTGAAAGTCGTATCAAATCTTCAAGATCCAATAAAAGCTCTATATTTGGCATTCCAATTTTCTTAATTTGTTGACACACTTCAGAATACTTGATTCTGGCCTTGAATTGTTGCATTGTAAAAGACTTTTGTTTGTATGCTACCTCTACTAATTGATCCATAGAATTGGCCAGAAGTTTTAGATAATACAAATATTCAATTTTGATAATTCCTCTGTGAGATACAAAATATGCCGGATCTTCTAGTTTTTCGGCAACTCGGTCTTTGATAGTTCCGTAATCGCAAACTAAATATTCTAATCTGGAACCCGCGTCAACTCTCTGACCTCTTCTTCTCATTTTTTCAGCCAACTGAATTTGCGCGGGTAAAGCTTTTTTGCGCATTCTCCATTCTTCTAACGCACAAAAAGGACAAGCACCATTGAGTTTTCGATTTAAAATAGTTTCTTCGGCTTCAGTAAATTGTACAAAAGCTTGCGCGACATATTTTTCTAACACTTCACTGCATTTAACAATACTTTCTTCCGACGGTATATTTTTGTAATCGCAATCATGACATTTAATTTCTTTTTCTTGTAATTGTTTTATACGTTTTTTCCACCCGTGTGGAACACCTTTTGCATTAGTTTTTTCGTCAAAACCAGCTAATTTGTTACTTTGCATGCATGCGTAATCTGCTACTTCTCCTACACTTTTTGTAATTACAAACTCTTTGTGACCAAAAAATCCAGAGCATAAATTATTAAATCTGCAACACAGATGATAGTGAACTTCTTCCCAGGTTTTTTCATCAAATATCATTTGAACAACTTCTTCGTATATAAGACGAATAAAAGGGCTGTTATCACGACGAGCAAGTAACACTCCCTTTTTACCAACTTTTGTAGAAACTTTTCCGTCTCTTCCACAGTCCAGATACATGTATCTTTTCTTGGTTAATATTAAAAATTTCCAGTAAATCACCTCTTCGAAAGCCATACGCATAGGTTGAGGAAATATTGAAGAAATGTCTTCTTCCACTTCTAAACAATGATCCCAAAGTTTTTGGGCGTTGTTATATTCAGCTTGCGGAAAGTGAATGTAGTTACTGTCCGTATCACCATAGATTAACTCTCCTCCGTGCACACTTTGTAAACGTTCAGCGGCTCTTTGAATATTCATCCTACCCCAAGCTGTCGTGCACATGGCTCCCGGAATAAAAGGTAAATAACCTCTCCGAACACCCATAGCTCCATACATACTATTCGCTGAAACTTTGAAAGCCAATTGTCTTTTATTTAAAACGACTATCAATTTTGCCAAAGCCTTGCCGTCCGCGGATTCTTTTTCTTTTTCTGTCATAGCAGCATATTTCTTTTTCCCAGCTTTCATTTCTTTTTTCGTAGCCGAACGAGCGTCCAAAAGATTTTGTAATAAGTTCGGTAAAACACCTTGTGGACTTTTGATGAAACGATACCTACGATGAACACTTTCCACTTTTTGACTTTTGGTTTAAGAAGCCACCGATTCGAAATCATAACCAACCGCCACACGCTCTCCTTTTTTGTCAATGCCAGCAAAATCCTCCCATTCAATGATATTACACATACTATCTGGGATGTCACTACTATCTCTAACGAGAGTTGAAAAATCTATGTTGTAAGCTATCATAGTCGTTGGGTATAGGGACGAAAAATCAAAAGGAACAACTTGATTATATACACCAGGTTTTGGTTCAAACACGTAAGCTCCTGTATAATACTCATTTGACTGAGTGACATATCCTTCATGTTGAACGACTCTATTTTCATACATGCATTTTTTATACACCTGGGAATAAACCTTGATTTGTTGCCCTTGTGTATACAAGTAAAAAATAGGAACGTTACAAACTTTAGCCATCTCACACAGTCCTACCCATGTTTGCAACACTTCAAAAAGTTTAGTTACCAAAGCAGAATCCTGAACACAATATTTTCCACAAACAGCAAGTGCTTTATTTCCTTTCTCTCCCCCTTTCATACCCATTTCGTAACACTTAAAAATACCTTTGTGTGTCAAAGGATCTTTTGTTTGACCTACAAAAAATTCTGAAACAGTCTTAAGTTTGTAATTGCTAAATTTGTAATCACGTTTTATCAACGGTAGCAAATCTACATGAAGTATACCTTCGGCGTCTAAAAATTCAAATCTTTGAACTTTATAAGCTGAACTAGACCATTTGATTTGTCTTTCTTCAGCAGGTAAATATTTTGGAAATCCCAATCTTCTAAAAACATCTATTACCATGTTGTGCTTTGCTCTTTCAATCATATAGGGAATATCGAAACCCAATATATTGTATCCAGTTACAATATTTGGCTGGTATTTTTGTAAAAATTCCGCATAACCACACAACAAATCAGCTTCGGTATTAAAATTTAAGATTGTTACATCTTTACCAACTAATCTTGGCGTGGGTGTTCCTAAAGTAAGTAAAAATTTTGTTTCTTTTGTACCACCATTGCGTTTCAGAACACAAGATATTTGAAATACTTTGTCGGAAGGAATACTAGCCTGTGGCATTCTGTTTGGATTGCATGAATAAACCTCAATGTCCATAGATAATATTAAAGGTGAAGGAACCGTGTCACCCCCTTCGAAAGTCAAATTTTTCCATCTGACCACATATTCATCACAGAGAGTAATGCGGTCACCTTGTCTTACTTGCTTTCCTCGAAATTTAATCCAACCAGCCATTGGAATTTTTCGATGACATGCTAGTTGCAAAATAGGATTAGCGTCTTGTTCATGCGCTTTGACTGTTATTTTGCCCATTCCCATAACATCAAAACTTTTACCGGAAACTTTCCAAACAAATCTTTTACGATCTTCTGTTGATGAAAAAGCTAAAAGTAAAAAAGGAAACATAGTTTCTTTCTGTAAATTTGACGCAAAACGTTGACAATAATATAATTTTTTCTTGTGAAGAAACGAAGTTTTAATAGGTCTGTGAGACCCGCATCTAGTTACAATTTTATCCGATAGCTTTTGAGCCTTACGTTCATCCCAAGTTATATCAGAACCTCCATTGGTTTTCTTTGGTAACTCTAAATAAATATAAGGCGTGAAGTCATTGATCATAAGACAAATTACCTTATTATTTTGATCAAGACAATATACTCTTATTACCGTTACTTCTTTATTTCTTTCATCAAGATACCAGAAGTAAGGGAAAACAATACCTGTTTTTGTAGACATGTTTTACACAAATAAAATGTGTCTTAAAAATTCATTTTAGTGAAAATGAATTAAGTTTTCGAAAATCAAAATTGCAACCATGAATCTGTTTGGAAAAAGACAAAATAACACAAATAGAACTGACTTGTATATGATTTTAGGTGAACACCCAAGAAAATCTTGTTGCGATTTTTTCAAAGGCTTACTTCGATTTTAATTTAATAGAATCCTATTAAATTATTTCTTCTTGTGAATTTTTTTCTTTTTAAAAAATTGCTCAGTTCCGAAACTATGCACTGTCTCGTTTTTGATATCGTAAATAAAAACTCTTAGTAAATTTTTGTTTGCCCTGTAAGCTTTTCTGGCAGCTTTCAAAGGCGTTTTAGCCAAAAACTCTTGTCCACTGTGCCTGTACTGGCCTTCTTCCTCCTCTAAAAGGATGAACCTGTTAAGGTTACTCATTTTTATTAAAGATTAGATTTTGGTATTTAAGATCTTAAATGAATTGGAAAAATGCACATAATAACTGTTGCAACTGATAGAAACATATTCCTAGAAGACTGGGAAAAATCAGCTAAAAGCTGGGGTTATAAGTTTTCAGTTTTAGCCGAAGGTCAAGAGTGGAAAGGATTTAAAACTTACACAAACGCGATAATAAATTTTTTAAAAACACGTCCCCCAGATGAAATAATAGTAAATTTAGATTGCTACGATGTAATTATAGCAGGGCCTAACGAAGAATTATTAAAAAAGTTTTATGCTTTTCAAAAAGATATCGTAACAGGTGGGGAAGACGTTTGTATCTTTAATTGTCATCGGCATAGCTGTTATGTGAATAACGACAAATACAAATGGGTAAATAGTGGGTTCGTAATGGGATCTGCAAGCGAATTATTGAAATTATTCGAATACATTATTGTGGAATCACCCGGAGACGACCAAATTGGAGTCGCTAAATATATGGATACATACCCTCATAAAGTAGCTGTGGACGGTAATCAGATGATCGTGGCAAATATTAGAAGTACAGAAGAACTTAACTGTATTGCGAACAATAGATTTCAACACACAGAGACCGGATACATACCAATAATAGTACATACACCTTTTATGTATTCCGACTTTGGTTCTAGAAGTGAGAAGGTAAGATCTCATGCGTTAGAAAATTATAAATCACCCCCAATTGGAACTTATTTATCTGGTTTATTTTCTCATGTGTACAAACATTTAACAAAAAATCCAGCTTATTCCTCTATTTTATATGGAATAATCGCGTTAATAATACTGGTAATTGTTATTTTTGTTTGGTGGTTTTGTCGTTGATTATGATATATGAAATATCATAATTTTTATTGGTTTAAATGTTCTCAGTACAGTTTACATAACGGAAGGACCGTAGACTATTCTGTAACTCACAGCACCAGAAGGTCTATTAATTCTGATAATTTTACCGGGTTTAAATCTAAAATGTTTTACAATAGGATCTTTTGTTGCCAACCTCGGTAATTTACTTGTGTCGGGGAATTTTTTGCGAAAATCTTCTAATTCTTTGCCTTTGATAACGCTGAATGATGGTTGATATTTGTGATCCAGTAAATTATACCCAAATCTTTTATATTCAAATAATTGTAAAGAAATGTCTTCCCCGTCATTAGCTTTTGCTAAGGCGGATTTAGCAGTGGCAGTGGTTGAAGAATGTAAAATAATACCTAAGCCAATTTCCGGTACTTCTTCGCCGCTTGTAAATATATGCAAAGCCCGTTTACATGCTTGAATATCCAATTTCCAAGCTTTATCGGGATTTTTCTCTGCTAATTTTGGATCAAAAGCTGGTATCGTCAGAATTTTACTACTTTTACCGTGATCTATCGGTATACTTTTTCCATCTTTGTCAAAGACATTGTTGTCTGCGATAACGGCCGTCGAACCATCTTGCAAAGTTAACACTTCTATATCACAATAACCTCTTGCTTCGTACATATTCTTGATATTTTCAATAATAGTATGATTCATATCTACTATCTTTGAAAATGTTCAAAAATAATTTCAATTTCCTTTTCAATAAATGGGAGGATATTTATCTTCATCTGATTATGATTCTAAGATCAACGAGCTAGAGAAAAGGTTAATTGCCTTAGAGCAAACCCCTGGAAAACCCGGTAATAATTTCAAAACTACTACTAAAAAAATAGTAATTAAACCGTCATGGCATGCTGATATGATAAAAGAAATACATAAAAGAAGAAAGTCTATTGATGGTTGAAGCGAAAATGAAAATTTATATACAATTTATATAAATTGAAATGAACGAGAATAATAGCATGACACATTTTGAATATTTGTTTCTCGGTTACTATCTGGGTGACAACATAACAAACGATATTGACATCAAACTCAAGGAAAAAGTACAAGATTTAAGTTATATAACTTTGAGCATGGGGACACAAAAAAAGGGGGACTCTGTCAACTACACGTCCGCGGAGAGAAATATTGATAAATTTCTCCCCATTATTGAACATTTCCTCGAAAACAAAACATTCGACTACATTTACCTGCCATTGTTTGGATTCAAATATGATTTCGATATTCTTGTATTTTTACTCCGGAAAACAAAATGGTTATTTTCACCTACACAAATTAGCAAAAAGAGTATAAGGTGGTACAACTGGACGGAGCAAAACCCACTCGTTGGAAATAAAAACCATTGGTATGTAACAAAGGGAACATTAGAAATTCCCTTTCGTATCAAAGTAAACCCTAAATTTGAAAAATGTTTAAAGAATATAGCCCGTAAAACGGGTTCTGATATAAAATTCATTAAAAAATTGGTGGAAGAGAATGAATTTCATGTCGAATATCCAGGCTGGGAAAAATTAAGAGATAAATTATTTATGTTATCACCCACTAATAGCCCGGACTTTAGTAAAATTGCTGCTTTCGATATGGATAATACTCTTACGTATGCAGAAAATCATTTGTACCCTTCAGATCCAGATGATGTGCATTTACTCCCAGATAGATTAAGAGTGTTAAACGAATTTGCAAGAAAGGGATATCGTATCCTACTATTTACAAATCAAAAGGCAAAAAGTTACAAAACAGTTCAAAAAAGGCTAACAAGGGTTCGTAATTTTATTAGAAAGGTTAACGTACCTATAACGGCTTTTGTATCAAGTGGCGATTACGTGGATGTTGAAAGTTCTAGAAAACCTGGTATTGGCGCCTGGAGGTATTTTTTAGAACATGCTACTAAATATAAAAATTCAGAAGTTATTTTTTGTGGTGATGCGCTAGGGAGACCCGGAGACTTTAGTGATTCCGACAAAAAATTCGCAGAAAACGTTCGAGATGTCTTAGAGCAAAAAGTAACTATAGTAGAACCAGAAAATTTATTTGCACCTCAGAAAATTGCCATAAATTTAACAAATCAACCGCTACTTATTTTAACTGTTGGAGCTCCTGGCACGGGTAAATCACATTTTGCAAACGAAATAGTAAGAATAACAGATGAAATAATATCAAATAATTTATTAGCTGAAACTAGTACACCTTTTGTCAGAATCAACAAAGATGACATGAAAAGTAAATGGCTGAAGAATTTTAAACAAGCTGTACAAGACATGTCAAATATCATTGTAGATAATACAAATCCATCTTTTGAAGATCGACTAAAACTTTATGAACTAGCGCAAGGGTATAAATACATAGTTGTGTATTTCGTTAATGATGGTCGTCGCTTCAACTCTCAAAGAGATAAACCAATTTCAACTATTGTGTATCACATGTATTTCAAGAAGTTAAATTCTCCTAGAGTATACGAGGGTTTCCATCATAAGGATAAAAATGTAGATGTATACATTGTGGAAGGCCAAAACGTTGAAATAAACATTACACAGATCTAAACGAAAATTTCTTTACAAAAATGAGTTACAATTTTAACGCAGATTACAATAAACTTAATAGCATAGAAACACCGCAAGCTGCAAGAATTGCCGAGTGGGTAAAAAGAGTAGTTAACCCCAATAAAGTTATTGATGCGGGTTGCGGGCCAGGTACTTATGTTCACGCTATGAGAAGTTTAGAAATTAATGCTTTTGGATATGATTTAGATCCTCGAGTAAACGACAAACAGTTTTTAACAAATAAAGATTTGTTAGACATAGATGATCATGCTGATATGGTGATGTGTTTGGAAGTTGTCGAGCATATTGACCCAAAAGAATCTCAAAAAATAGTTGACAAATTATATAATATGGTCGACAATGCAGGGATACTTTTGTTTAGCGCTGGTCATTTAGGACAGTCGGGAGCAGATCATATAAATTGTAGACCTAAGGAATTTTGGCATCATTTGTTTTATCAAAAAGGATTAATAAGGTGTCATTCTCTTGAACATCAACTGATTAATAGTGTCAAAACTACCCCTTATTTAGGATGGCTTCCCATAAACTTAATGATATTTTACAAACACGACGAAGAGTCAAAAGATTTTACATCTGGATCTTTGAGAGGACCTTATTCAGAATAAACTTTTTCTGATTTCAATAAATGTTGACATCAGAGATTTTAGCAATATTAGCAGGTAGTGCAATTTTACTGGCTGTAATTATAACATTTGCTGTAAATAAAATGAATCAAACATCGAAAAATTGCTTAAATGATGGAAAAGGATTTAATTCGCAAAAACAAGCCGATGAATGCTGTGCTTCCCTTATAAATGGAAGCTGGTGTGTTACACCCATGAAAAACGGCGTGTACCAACCGGGAAAAGGTTATTGTCACGGTTCTACAACTCCTTGTCAATGGGAAAACACGCCTCCTCCCGGTCCAGGGCCAGGCCCGCCTCCTAAGCCTATTCCTGCAAAACTAATATGGGACTGTAATGATGGTAAATGCACTGTTGATGCCCAAAACGGTAAGTACACTTCTTTGGATGCATGTCAGGTAGCTTGCAAACCTAAACCACCTGGTCCTGGTCCAGGACCGCCTCCCAAACCTATTCCTGTAAAATTAATATGGGACTGTAAAAACGGTAAATGCACTGTTGATGCCCAAAACGGTAAGTACACTTCTTTGGATGCATGCCAGGTAGCTTGCAAACCTAAACCCCCACCTAAACCAACCCCTGGAGGAAATTGCCCACCTCCTAATCCCGGTCCAAAACCAAACCCTCCAAGTGATAAGGGAACTTTATATATTTACGTAGAAGCATTGGGTTTCAACTTATCTGATTTTTTGGGTTTGCCTTCTGCTTCTGTCGTTAAAAAATATTTTAACAAAGTTGTGATGATAGCAAACGCGGCAAGTGGTCATTGGATTGGCGACAAACGAGTTTTTGACCAAGTTGCCCACGAACAATGGGGTTACGTAGAAAACTTATACGGCAAGGATATGGTTGAAAGATGGATGTCTTATTCGTTTGGCAGAGACGGACCTTTCTGCAAGCTTAACCCAGATCCAAATAAATCTTGTACATATCCTAATTTCCCTGGAAATGTACAAGATAAAAATTCAGCTATAACTTTAATACAATCTGATATTGATAAATACGGCATCAAAGGCATTGCTTTTGATATTGAGAGCACTGCGGGCGCCGGATATAGACCCTTAATTGTTCAAATATTTGAACAAATTAATTCTAACAAAGGAGTAGCTATGGGGTACATTGGAGCTTTAAAAAATCAAATGTCAGCACCAGATGGTGCCACAAAAAACTGGATAGCAATGGGAGAGGCCTACACCGGATCTAATACCTATAAATTGTATCAACCTTGTGGCTGTGGTTTTGATGAAAATTTTTGGAATACAATGGATCAAATGCTTTCCGCTTCTGATCCAAATATAGCTGTTCCTATGCTTTGTGGTTCTGGTGACTGTCAAGAAGTTAATTCTTGTTTGGACGAAAGGGCTACTCCAAAGCAATTAGAAGGTTTATTCGCTGCGAGAGGCTCTAGTAAGTTTAAAAATATGGGGATTTGGTACGGCACTTACGCTTCAAGAACAAGTTCGGCCGCTGGTGGTTGTGTAGCTGGAGTTAATGCTGCCAAGTATTCAGGAGCTTGTGATAATAGAAAAGATCCTAATTGCGCCAAGGGGTGTTGTCATTCTTGGGAAATGTTAGACGATAAAGGTAATTCGGTGATTACTTCCGACTCTTCTTGTAATAATGTCCAGGGATGTTCATCTGGTCCGAGTAATCCTTATAGTAAATGTTCTTACAAATGCGACCAGGAAAGCTGGACGTGTGGTGTTACAGAAGGGGAGGATGGATATGACGCATTCGACACATGCGCTGCGATCTGTAACAAAAATTCTCCTTCTCCACCAGCGGGAAAATACAAATGCGATAAAACTAAAGGTTATTGCGTGTTAGATCCAAGTGGAACTGATTACAAATCTTGCGCTGCCAGCTGTAAAGGAAGTGGACCCACTCCACCTGGGCCTGGACCTGGACCTGGACCAGCTCCCACTGACTTTGAATGCTCAGATATTCTTACAAATCCATCTTTAGCGATGAATAACCGATCCGATCTTTACTCTACTTGCACAAAGAAATGCGGAAAGGATTGCTGTCTGTGGACAGGATGCATGGCTTGTGGATTTATAAACGGTAAGGTAAACAATCAAAATATTTACCTAGGATTTTTGAATGATCCTGAAAATATGGCTGAATTCTTTTACTTATCTGCTCTAGCAACTGGAGAAGTAGATAAATGGAAGAAAGAGAAGAATGGGTCGCCGACCCCCGGGACTGTTCCTATGTTTTCCAATGAAGTTGCCCACGATTGGTTAGTTGATCCAAGCAAAAAAGGTGTAGATTCCGTTCAACGCTTGACAAAATCTAATTTGGTTTCCAATTCAAGCGACCCAACTAAACCATACGCGGTTTACGGAACTACCACCCTTGATAATCCAGGAGCTTCCAATTTATGCGGGGCGATGAAACATAATTCGTTTGGAGGATATATTTGCGGGACTTTCGACGGTTTTGGTATATGGACGTGGGGAAATATGGTAAATTTTTTGGTAACGTTTGCTGATTTGTGTGAATTATCTGAGCTAGCCATTTACGACGCGCAATTTTTAATGCCTCATTGGCTAAATGAAAAATTAGATCCGTCAGCTTTCAAGCTTAAGAGCGGTAACACTCTGAAACTTCATTTGTACTTGGGAGGATGGCCTAATTTAGCTTCTACTAGCGATAACGATGGCTTATGGACCGACATTTGTACTTTCTGTGGTAATAATCAAACTTCGATCAAATATGTTTACATGGATGTAGACGCTTCTGGGTTTAAACCCAAGGATAGCACTTCTTCGTATTTGATAGCCCCCAAGCTTGCAAGTTTAGCAAAACAACTAATTAATTCATACAACAATCCAAAATCAGACTTAGTTCTTGGCGCTGTAATTACATGCAAACCTTTGGACGGGTTTTTAATCCCGACACCGCAATCTGGAAGTCTTTCAGAGCCCCACTATCAAATTACCGGATCCACAAATCCTAAAAGCCCTTTTGGACAAACTCTAAATTATTATAACGAACAACCAGGTGGTCAAGGCGACGATCCATCGAAATGGAAAAATTTAAGTCCGGGAGGCGGTCTAGCTGGCAGAACAGCTGTCACTGATATTAAAAGAGGTAAATACGCCCTTGATATTGCTAACAACGTTTGTATGGGTATTCCTTATCAACTTGATAAATCAGATCCTAATTATGCCCCGATGCCGTCATGGGTAACCGACGATCTTAAACAAGCTTGTCCTAATGAAATTCAAAATGCTGTATATTTAATGTATTTAGCGAACAAAGATCTAGAGGGTGATGGTCAGTATTTTCAACGTTTTGTACAAGATGGGGAAAAT